GGAATCCTTCAGCCCCATGCCCACCATGAGCCATTCATCATAGGTCAGGGCGGACGGGGAGATGAAGTCCAATGCTTCCTTGAGTTCATTTTCATGTTCCATTCGCGTTACCATCCAAACGGCGGCGGGGCAAGCCCCGTCACGGCCAGCAGCATCTTTCAGCTGGCTTATTCCCACGGATGGAGCGGCCCCGCAGGCCACGAACTTGATTGGACCGACGACATTTCGGCCGGGCCCGGTGCCCAGCCGGAAGGCCGTCTTGTGGACCCGCGCTGGGTGGAAGCTCACGAGTTGAACCTGCCCGAGCAGCGGGACCCTGCCGACCAGCTCAAGCGCTATCTGCAGGCACTGTTCGAGGAAGATGAGTATGTGGCCTATGTCACCGAAAGCTTCATGGCCGACGACAAGCGCCGCCCGACGCGCGGCAGCTGGAGCCGCACCGCGAAGCAGCTCATCGCCGAGCTGGACACCTGCGGCGGCGACCTCGGCAAGGTGCTGGGCGACTGGGACCCCGAAGTGGGCGCGTGGATCTGCTTCAATCCCGTAGACGGCACCGGCCGCAAGGATGCCAACATCACCGCCTACCGCTACGCCCTCGTGGAGTGCGACAACATGGAGCTGGGCAAGCAGCAGGCCATCATCAAGCAGCTGGAACTGCCCTGTGCGGCGCTGGTGTACTCCGGCGGCAAAAGCGTCCATGCCATCGTCAAGGTGGATGCCCCGGACTATGCCGAGTACCGCAAACGGGTGGATTACCTTTACGCCGCCTGCCAGAAAAACGGCCTGACCATCGACCAGCAGAACCGCAACCCTTCCCGCCTGAGCCGGATGCCCGGCATCCCGCGCGGTGACAAGCGGCAGGTGCTGCTGGAAACGAACATCGGCAAATCCTGCTGGGATGAGTGGCGGGACTGGCTGGAAGCGGAGACGGATGAACTGCCGGACACCGAGAACCTCGCCGCCGATTGGGAGAGCCTGCCGCCGCTGGCCGACCCGCTCATCTTCGGGGTGCTGCGCAAGGGCCACAAGATGCTGCTGGCGGGTCCCAGCAAAGCGGGCAAGAGCTTCGCCCTCATCGAGCTGTGCATCGCCATTGCCGAGGGCAAGCCGTGGCTGGGCCAGTTCTCCTGCGCACAGGGCAAGGTGCTGTACATCAATCTGGAGCTGGACCGGGCGTCCTGTCTGCACCGCTTCAAGGACGTGTACACTGCCCTCGGCCTTGCACCGGACAATCTGAAGAACATCGACATCTGGAATCTGCGCGGCGCATCTGTCCCCATGGACAAGCTGGCCCCAAAACTCATCCGCCGGGCGCAGAAAAAAGGCTACACCGCCGTCATCCTCGACCCCATTTATAAGGTCATCACCGGCGATGAGAACAGCGCCGACCAGATGGCGAAGTTCTGCAACCAGTTCGACCTTGTGTGCCGCGCGCTGGACTGCGCCGTGATCTACTGCCATCACCACTCAAAAGGTGCCCAGGGCGGCAAGCGCAGCATGGACCGTGCCAGCGGCTCCGGCGTGTTCGCCCGCGACCCGGACGCCATGCTGGACATGACCGAGCTGGTGCCCACCGACGCCATCCGGGAGCAGCTCCACAACAAGGCCGCCTGCCGGGTCATCAAGGCCATGCTGGACAAGCGCGGCCATGCGGACGCCTACGGCCCGGACGACGCCCTCAGCCGCCACCGGATGCTGACCATTGCAAAGGAAAAGCTAGGCCTTGCGGATCTTCGGGCCATCGACGCCGACGTGACCGCTGCCGAGAAAATGGCCGACGGCATGACCGCATGGCGCATCGAGGGCACCCTGCGCGAGTTCGCCCGCTTCGACCCGGTGAACCTCTGGTTCGACTACCCCGTGCACAAGCCTGACAGCGGCCTGCTGGAAGATTTGCAGCCAGACAGCGACTTCAAGACGCTGGGCAGCCGCGGTGCATCCAAACGCTGGGGCGACAAAGGCAAAGTGACCAAAGACAAAAAGGCCGAACTGGACACCGCCTTCGAAGCCTGCATGATGGACGGCAAGGTGACAGTCTACTCCATGGCGGAGTATATGGGCCTGAAACCGGACACCGTGCGCCGCCGTCTGAAAGCGGACGGTGGTTTCTGGATCGACGGCGCGGACATCGGCCGCAAGGAACCCGGCAGCGCAGGGTAAATTACAGCCTGCAATATTTCGTTTTACGCAACGTACAAAAACGGTAAAATAGCGGCTATCACAAATCCGCATCCGCTTACGGATTTCGGAAAATAGCGGCTATTTTTCCGAATCCGGGACGGAAAATAGCCTATATATAATATACAAAAATCCGTCCGTGTGTGATGGGGTATCCCGAAGGATGGGGCGTACACAGCCCCCATCCATTCGGGGACTCTCCCCATCACGTTGGCGCACATCAGAAAAAGAAAGAACGAGGTGATCCCCATGTACACGCAATTCTTTATCCCCATGCAGCCGCCCACCACCACCCACAACGCAAAGCAGCTGCACGCTTACATGAAGGGTGGGCAGCCGCACGCGGTGCTGCACGACAGCCCGGAACTGAAAGCCGCCCGTGCCAAGCTCCACGCCTATCTTGCGCCCCACGCACCGCAGCAGCCTATCCCCGCAGGCCAGCCGGTGCGTCTGCTGGTCAAGTGGTGTTTTCCCACCGAGGGGCGGCACCCGGACGGCACATGGCGCACCAGCAAGCCGGACACCGACAATCTGGAAAAGGCCCTCAAGGACGAGATGACCCGCCTGCACTTCTGGGCCGACGATGCCCAGGTGTGCAGCGAGATCGTAGAAAAATTCTGGTCGGACCCCTGCGGCGTGTTCGTCCGGGTGGAGGCGATGGGATGACCTACGAAGAAAAAAGACGCTGGCTCAGTCGGTACGGGGATGCTATGGTAAAGGCCAAGCACCTGCGAGATGATTTAGATGAAGCAGAACATGATACCGGCTGTACCACGCAGCAGTTAACCGGAATGCCAGGCGGTAACAGCGATGGACAAAGCCTGGCACGAACCGTAGAACGTATTGAGCGTGCTCAGAAGGCTTTGAATGCACAGATCATGCTGTGTGATGACCTCCACGCCGAACTTATGGCCCGGCTGGAAGATATAGACGACCCAAAGGATTACGAGGTGCTGCGGCTAAAGTATCTCCGTTTCCTAGACTGGGAGCAGATTGCACAGAAAATGAGCATCTGCGTGCGGCAGGTCTACCGCCACCACCGCAAAGGTGTGGACACTCTGGAACTGTAACAGATGTCAGTAAAACGTCAGTACGACGTCAGTGACATGTCTCTGATTTCATGGTAAAATAGTATCATCGCAAGAGCCCGCAGGAAAGGTTTACTCCCTTCAATCCTGCGGGCTTTGTGCTGCCCGGCTGACACAGAGGATCACCTACCAACCAACAGCCTGAATGTACCAGCCGGGTTTCTTTGTTATTTCCGAGCCGTCCGCATGGGCGGCTTTTTGATTTTACGGCAAGAGAGGTGGTGACGTGGCCAACGAAAAGAATCTCGAAAACGGGAAGCTCACGCAGTTCCGAAGCGGCGAGGAAGCGGCGAAGAACGGGCAGAAGGGCGGCATTGCGTCCGGCGTGGCCCGCCGCCGCAAGCGCTCCATGAAGGAAGCGGCCGACTATTACCTCAGCCTGCCGGAGACTGACCGCCGCCGGGTGAACGCCCTGCTGCGGGATGCGGTGGACCCCGAGGACGTGGATAACCAGATGTCCGTGGTCATGGGCATTGCGGACGCTGCCAAGCGCGGCGACGCCCGGGCAGCTGGTGTGCTGCTGAAGATGCTGGGCGAGGAGACCGTACAGGAAGACCCCGCCGCAGATGCTCTGGAAGCAGCCCGCGCCCTTCTGGGAGGTATAGACAGTGCCATTGACTGAATTCCAGCAGGAATTCCTACACAACTGCAATCACCGCTGGAACATCAAGACCGGGGCCACCCGTTCCGGCAAGACCTATCTGGACTGTGCCGTCACCATCCCGAAGCGCATTTGTGCAGCCCGGGGCGAAGGCCTGTGCGTCATGCTGGGCAACACCCTCGGCACGCTGGAACGCAACGTGCTGGAGCCCATGCGGGCGCTCTGGGGCCCGGAACTTGTGGGCATGGTACGCACCTCAGCGTCCGGCAACATCGTGCAGCTGTTCGGCCGCAAGGTGTATGTGCTGGGCGCTGACAACAAAAAACACATTGCCCGCATTCAGGGCGCGGCCTTCGAGTACGCCTACGGGGATGAGATCACCACATGGGACGAAGGTGTGTTCCAGATGCTCAAGAGCCGCCTTTCCTGCCCGCACAGCCATTTTGACGGTACCTGCAACCCGGACAATCCGCAGCACTGGTTCAAGAAGTTTCTGGACGGCGACGCGGACATTTACTGTCAGGCCTACACCATCGACGACAACCCGACCCTGCCGCCGGACTTCGTGGCCGACCTGAAGAAGGAGTATGCGGGCACCGTTTACTATAACCGCTTCATCCTCGGGCAGTGGGCAGCCGCTAACGGCATCATCTACCGGCCCTTCGCGGACAGCATCGCCGCCGGGGATGGCCGTTTCCTCTGGCCCTCAGCCAAGCCCTGCAAACCGTGGCGCATCCACATCGGTGTGGACTTCGGCGGCAACGGTTCGCAGCACGCCTTTGTGGCCACCGGCATTCTGCCGTACTACGCGGGCGTCGTGGGCCTTGCTTCCCAGCGGGTGGACCCGCGCAATCAGGATGCCGACTATCTCGCCGCGCAGCTCATTGATTTCTGCACCGCCGTGTTCGCGCGGTACGGCGAGATTCACTATATTTTCTGCGACAGCGCCGAGCAGACTCTGATCAATCACATCCGCTCCCGGCTGCGGGCCAGCAAACTGCCCTGGCTGGCCGACCGGGTCAACAATTCCGCCAAGATCGCCATCATCGACCGCATCCGCCTGACGTCCATCCTCATGGGCGGCGGGCGCTTTTGGTATCTGCCGGAAGCCGCCACCCTGCGGGACGCTCTTGCCAGTGCCCTGTGGAGCCAGAAGCACCCCGGCATAGACGAGCGTCTGGATGACGGCACCACCGACATTGACACCCTCGATGCCTTTGAATACACCATCGAGCGAGACTACAGGAGACTGACTGCAAGATGAACGTTTCAGCCTTTATCGAATATCTGAACAAAACCAAGCATCTGCAGTTGGATGCGGATTACTACGGCAATATCGAAATCTGGCGGCAGTGGTGGAAGGGCAACGTGCCCGACATCCACGACCAGAAGGAAGATGCCCCGGACGGCAGTGTCATTTCCCGGCGTCTGGCTTCCCTGCGGATGCCGAAGCACGTCTGCGAGGACTGGGCGAACCTGCTGCTGAACGACAAGACCACCCTTCAGATCGGCGATGCCGAGACGGCCGCCTACTTGCTGGGCAGCGATGAGCAGCAGACCGGCGGCCTTTTGCGGCAGCTGCATTTCTGGGAGAATGCCAACAAGTTGGTAGAGCAGGCCTACTGGTCCGGCACCGGCGCGTTTGTGCTGAGTGTGGAAGGCCTGACGGTGGACGCCGCCGGGAACGCTCTGTCCTCGCCGCAGGGCCGTATTCAGCTGGACTATGACCCCGCCTGCTGCATCCTGCCCATCAGCGTGGAGCGCGGCGTTGTGACAGAAGCCGCCTTTGTGTCTGAGTGTATGATGAGCGGCAAGCCCGCTGTTTACCTGCAGACCCACACCAGCAAGGACGGCAAGCGCACCATCACCAACGAGTGGTTTGAGGTAACGGACGACATTTCCGGCACGCCGAAGTTCACGAAAGCCAAGACCCCGCCGGGCACGGTGGAGAGCATCACGGTCACCGGCGCACCGGCATGGTTCAGCCTGTTCAGCCCGGCCGTCGCCAAGAACATTGACGGCGGCATGGGACTGGGCATGAGCATCTTTTCCGAAGCGCTGGACGCGGCCCAGATGGTGGATTACGCCTTCGACAACTACCGGCAGGACCTTCGCCTGGGCGGCAAGAAAATCTTCTACGACCGCTCCATGTGTAAAAAATGGGTGGACAAGGACGGCAAAGAACACGCCGTCCCGCCGGACGCCGTCCACCGCCAGATCTTCTACGAACTTCCCACGCCGGAGGGCGGCATCGACCAGCCCGCTGCATGGCGGGAGTATAACCCCGATCTGCGCACCGAAGACAACCACCGGGCTGTGCAGGACGCGCTGGACATGATGAGCTTCAAGTGCAAGCTGGGCTGCCACCGGTACAAGTTCGACCAAGGCACTGTAACTACCGCCACCGAGTACACCGGCAGCCGACAGGACCTTGTGCAGAACGCCAACAAGAACCAGATTCCCATCGAAACGGCGCTGATCGGCATCTTGCGGGCCATCCTGTGGGCAGCAAAGAACCTGTTGGGTGCACCAGTGGACCCGGAGACCAGCATCTCGGTGAACTGGGATGACAGCTACATTGTCAGCGAGCAGGAGCGCACGAACCAGCTGCGGGAAGACGCGCTGGCGGGCCTTGTGCCCCGTTGCCGCTACCTTTCCGCCCGGTACAGTCTGAGCGAAGACGAGGCCCACCAGTGGACGGCAGAGGCCAAGGCTGACAGCCAGACCGATGAACAGCTTACCTTCGGAGGCGCCTGATGCTGCCGCCGAGCTACCTCGACCAGATGCCGGATGCCTTTGTGGCTTTATGGAGACAGGTCGAGGACGAGATATTGCAGGACGTGGCCCGGCGCATCGGTAAGATGGATACGGTGACCGCCACGGCCAACTGGCAGCTGTGGCGCTACCAGCAGACCGAAGCCCTGCGGGAAGACGTCATCAAGCTGCTGGCGAAGTACAGCGGCAAAAGCGAAGCGACCATCCGCAGGCTGCTTTTGCAGGCCGCCACCGAAGCTATGGAGCGGGAAGATGCGATCTACTACCATTACGATCTCGAGCCGACGCCCTTTGAAGAAAGCGCCGCCCTGAACAACCTGCTGGACGCCGGTGCCCGGCAGACCTGCGGCACCTGGCAGAACCTCACCGCCACCACGGCAAACACCGTCACAGGCGCGTTCGAGCGCACGCTGGACGCTGCGTGGCTCAAGGTGAGCACCGGTGCCATTGACTACAAAACCGCCGTCAAGCAGGCCGTGGACAGCCTTGCAGACGGTATGCCCATGGTGACATACCCGAGCGGCCACAAGGACAGCATCGAGGTGGCCGCCCGCCGGGCGGTGCTTACCGGCGTGAACCAGACCGCCGGGCGGTTGCAGGAAGCACGCATGGACGAAATGGGCTGCGAGTTCGTGGAGACCTCCGCGCATGGCGGTGCCCGTCCTTCCCATGCCGAGTGGCAGGGCAGGCGCTTCCATCGGGGTGGGGCGGTAGACTACCTGGGCAAGCATTACCCAGACTTTGAAGCTGCCACCGGCTACGGCACAGGCGCAGGCCTTTGCGGCTGGAACTGCCGCCACACCTTTTTTGCAGTGTTTCCCGAGCTGGGCGACCCGCCTGCATGGACCGAAGAAAGCCTGCAGGAGCTGAACGCCCGGGACATCGAGTACAACGGCAAGATGTACACCCAGTACGAGATCAGCCAGATGCAGCGGGCCCGCGAGCGGCACGTCCGCCGCTGGAAAAAGCGGTATCTGGCCGATTCTTCTGCCGGGGTGGACACCACCGACGCCGCTGTGCGCCTGCGGGCGGCCCGCCAGAGCCTGAGCGAGTTCGCACAGGCCACCGGCGGCCGCGTGGACAGCGCCCGCGTCAGCGTGCCGAAGTTTGGCAGGAGCGAAGCCAGTAAGGCGGCGTGGGCGGCACGAGAGAAATCACCGGGCAGCTCTGGAACACTCCTGCAAAAGCTTAACTATTCCGATAATGTTTCTCAATCCGAGCGCGAAAGCATCGAAAAGGAACTGTCTGTTCTTCCTCAATGGCAGCGTGATAAGGCTGAAGGTATCATCAGCAAGGTTGTGATGACTGAGAAGGACGCCGATGGAAGCGGATATTATTATCCGACTAAAACGCTTTATCTTCACCCTGAGCACAAAAATGGCGATGTCATTCACGAATACGGCCACGCATTAGAAATTTCCCTTGACCTGCGGCACAACTCCAAATACATCAGCATCCGAAAATCCGGGATTGATGTTGAAGACCTTTCTAAAATCGTGTATGATGATAGTATCTATACACAAGCGGTTTATCTCCTTCAGAACAGCAAATTCATTTCTGAGTATCAGGGACGGCTATATGAATCTCCTACGGATGGGATTTTTAAGGCCGGAACGATGCAGATCAACGAAGATATGCTGAAGGAATATTTCAGTGAAGGATACCGTGCTTTTTATCAGGAGCCCTCTGCCCTGAAAGAGAAAGACCCGCAGCTTTATCATTTTATCGGGGGATTGAAAGATGACCAAAAGTGAAGTGCTTCAGCTTGATGACCCTTCTGCAATCTGGAATGAGATGCAAAAGAACCCGGCACTGCGAACAGATGGTGACATCTGGCTGCACATGACCCGTCTTTCAGCCAAACAAGACAGAAAGCGTTCTCAAGAAGTGTACGGGGACCCGGAAGCGTACCTGTATATGGACTTGAACAAAAAGAAATGAGGTGCACCATGGAAGATTTTCGTATTATCTACCGCATCCTGAAGCTCTTGCAGCAGAGCATGGATTTTGAGGATTTTGACAGCGAAGGGTTCAATGCCGAACGCTTCGGCACGAATCCGAACCGTTTTCAGGCCTTGCTGATCCAGCTTCAGCGTGCAGGATACATTGAAGGGCTGGACATCGTTCAGTATATCCGCCAGCCGGAACACATCGAGCCGCCCATGCACCCCAAGATCACACTCAAAGGGCTGGAATACCTTCAGGAAAACAGCATGATGAAAAAGGCCGCTGCCATTGCGAAGGGCATCAAGGAAATTGTGCCCGGCATTTAATAGCAACTGAACCACGATGCACGCGCACCGTGGTTTTCTTTTGCCCATTTTTAAGCACTGTGCAAAATTTGCCCAGTGCTTTTTTCATGCCGTTTTAGCTCATGTTGGCAGAGCACCGGACTTTTAATCCGGGGGCGGCGGGTTCAACTCCCGCAAACGGCACCATGCGGCGGGCGGCGCGTACCCCGCCCAAGACCGAATACTGACAGCGAACAGTGTAAAAAACTGTGGTCTCACACACGAAAGGAGCTTTCCACCATGAAACGTGAAGACGTGAAGAAACAGATCCCCGGCATCACCGAGGAACAGCTGAACTGGGTCATGCAGGCCAACGGCGAGGACATCAACCGGGAGAAGTCCGCTGCCGCTGCCCTGCAGACCCAGCTGGACAATGCAAACGCCCAGCTCAAGACCGCGCAGGACGGCCTGAAGGCGTTCGAGGGCAAGAAAAAGCCCGAGGAATACGAGGCCGAGCTGACCAAGCTCAAAGCCGACATGAAGGCGCAGGCCGATGGCTTTGCCTTCGACAATGCCCTGAACACCGCCATCATGGGCAAGAAGGGCCGCAGCGTCAAGGCTGTGCGTGCCCTGCTGGACGTGGACGCCCTGAAGGGCTCCACCGACCGCAGCACCGACATTGCCAAGGCTCTGGACGATGCCGCCAAGGCAAACCCCTGGGCCTTCGGCGAGGACGGCGCTGCTGGTGTAGCCGTGGTCTCCACCGGTGCAGAACATGGCGCACCTCCTGCCAACGAATCCGATGGTGTGGAAGCCGCCTTCAAATCCCTGAACCCCGAACTGAACCTGTAACAACGAAAGGAGCTTTTTATGGCACATGCAAGTCAGGAGCGTTATTCCGCTCTGGTCGATGCAAAGCTGCGGGCGACCCTGGTCACCCGCGACAATGCGATCTTTAACACCCGCTACGAAGGCAGCCCCAAGGCCGGTAAGGTGAAAATCCCTGTCCGTGATACTGAGGTGGCCGTCAAGGCATACGACAAGGCAAACGGCGTGGACGCCGATGCCGGTACTACCACCTATCTGGACCTGGATATTGATAACGACGAAGCCGTCAACGAGATCATTGACGGCTTTGACGCCGCGTCTGTGCCCGACGGCATCACCGCCGAGCGTCTGGACAGTGCAGCCTACTCCATGGCCCTGTCCATCGACAAGAAGTCCATCGAGGCGCTGCAGAGCGCAGCCGGTGCCAACATCAGCGCCGCCAAGACCGCTTGCACCGCTTCCACCGCCTACAAGGAAGCTTTGGCTGCAAAGCGCACCCTGAGCCGCAACGGCGTGCCCCAGAATGGCCGCTTTATGATCGTCAGCCCCGAATATCTGGAGATTCTCATGCAGGATGACAAGTTCATCAAGCAGGGTGACCTGTCCCAGCAGCTGGTGCAGACCGGTGCGGTGGGCCAGATCGCAGGCTTTGCGGTGTACGAATCCAACAACATGGACTTTGAGAACACCACCCGCGTGACCAGCAAAAAGACCACCACCGAGTTCATCTGCGGCCATCCCAACTGGTGCCACCGCGTCATGGAGTGGCAGACCCCTGTGCACCTGCAGGACCTGAGCGGTTCCGGCAAGTTCATCGGCGCGTCCGCTGTGCAGGGCCGTAAGGTGTACGGCATCAAGGTGTCCAAGCCCAAGACCCTGTACATCAAGCGCATCGAAGCCTAAGGAGGGCCCGCCATGCTCTACTGCACCTATGACCAGTACGCGGCGGCGGGCGGCACGGTGCCGGAGACGGCCTTCGGGGTGCTGTGCAGCCGGGCAAGTCGCATGATCGACGCTGTCACCTTCGGCCGGGCCGAGCCTCACGCCGCCGGGTGCGAGAGCTGCCGGGACGCCCTCGCAGACGCCTGCGCGCAGATCATCAATCTGCTGGCTGTGGCATCTGCGGTGAGCACGGCCCCGGGTGCGGCCAGCGTCTCCAACGACGGCTACAGCGTCACCTTCGGCAGCAATGCCAGCGTGAGCGCCGCCGTCCGGCAGGAAGCCGCTGAGATCATCCGCACCGCGCTGGGTAATGACCCTCACGATCTGCTGTACAGGGGGCTTGACTGATGCAGACTGCCGTCACCGTGGTGAACCTCATCCATGACATTACCACCGAGACCGACACGCCGGTGTGCTGGGTGTTCCCGGCCTGCAGCTGGCGGGAGTGCCGCTCCACTTCCGGCAGCGGCACCGCCAAGGACCCGGAGCGCACCACTCACATCCGCATCCCCGCCAGCGTGTGCACGGCGGGCTACCTGCCCTACGCCCAGTGGGCGGCGCTGTCGGCGGCAGAAAAGGCCAAGCACTGGACGCTCAAACGCGGCTGGAAGGTCGTGCAGGGCGCGGTGCCCAGCCTGACCGAAGCCGAGTACGCCCACCTCGAAAAAACACACCTGTGCTGCACGGCGGCGGCTGTCTCGGATAACCGGGAGCCATTGCTGCCGCACTGGCATGTGGAAGGGAGCTGACCGCATGAGCGCACCCGTTTTTGATTTTAAAATTCAGTTCCGGCCCGGCTTTCAGGCCGACATGGACGCGCGGTTTGCAAGATTGCAGTTTGCTTTTTCCCAGAAAGTAGCCGCAACCATTGACCCGTATGTGCCCTTTGACACCGGCACGCTGAAACAAAGCGTCAATCAGGCGTCCGACTTCAAAGCGGGCCTGCTGGTGTACAATACGCCCTATGCCAGAGCGCAGTATTATCTGCACCCGATAGGGCAAAGCAACGAGCTGCGCGGCGGCGCAGACCGCTTCCGTGGTTCTTACTGGGGCCAGCGGGCTATTGCCGACCACAAGGACGAATTGGAAAAGTTCGCCCATGACGCCGCAAGGCAGTTTCTGGGAGGTGGCAAATGAGCGAGACCGTAAAACCCACCATCGCCGCCCTGCGGGCATGGCTCAAGACCTGCCCGCTGATTGCCGACGAACAGGAAGCTACCGGCGCGGCTTTCCGCATTGCCGGACTGGACGAGGATGCAACCGCCTTTTCTGTTGAAGACAGCCCCGGTGACCCCATCGTTACCGAGTATATTTCCGGCTGGGAAATGGCGAAGAACTACCTTTTCCTGTCCCGCCGGGAGTACAGCGAAACGGACGTGCTGGCCGTGCAGAACAGCGGCTTTTTTGAGCAACTCACCGAGTGGGTCATGCGGCAGGAAGCCCGGCACAGCCTGCCCGACCTCTCTGCCTGTGGCGGCGGCAAGACGCCCACCGGCATTGCCGTGACCAACACCGGCTACATCGTCACCAGCAGCGAGGGCAGCTGCCGGATGCAGATGCAGCTGCGCCTGACCTACTACATGCCCAAATGAAAGGAGTTTCGATATGACCGTATCCGAAGCCATTACCAAGTCCGGTCTGACGCCCAGCACGTCCTATACCGGCATTGAGACGGCGAACGACTTCATCCTCGCCTTCCAGACCGACAAGTCCAAGCAGGCCAAGGTGTCTGACTGGATTGTCTGCGCCGACCATGTGAAGGAGCACAGCGGTTCGCTGAACGCCACCACTGAGGACACCCAGTACATCCGCACCGGCAACACGACCGACAAGACCGGCACCCAGCGCACCCTTGCCGTCAACGGTGACCGCTGTGTGGGCGATGCTTTTCAGGATTTTGTGCTGAGCCACAAGATCGTGTACGGCACCGGTTCTGACATCATCGTGCCCTACGTTTACTTTTCTCTGCGTACTGGCAAGGGTGAAAAGGGCACCGCGTCCCTGATCGTCACCAGCGATGTGGGCGGTGCTGCTGGCTCGAAGGCCACCTTCGCCGTGGATGTCAAGGCCTCCGGCACGCCGGATGAGTTCGACTACACCACCGCCACCCAGTCCGCCGAGCCTGCTAAGGCCGTCAAGGGCTGATTTTTCCACCGTGTCCCCGCTCCACACCCGGAACGGGGATTTTTTATGCCCTGAAAGCATCTGCCGGGGCGGTTCCGGCACAGGGCCCAAACGAAAGGAGCCAGAATATGGTTATTTGTGGACAGGAATTTGATTTTTCCGCGCTGAATGCGAACGACATCGACCGTGTGGAGACGGCGCAGCGGCACATGGAAGCGGCATCCGATCGCGAAAAGCAGCGCCAGCATACCGGTATTGCCGACGTTCTGCGCGGCCAGTGCTACCTGCTGATGAACTTTCTGGATGAAGCACTGGGTGAAGGCGCGTCGGAACGTCTGGGTCTGGACGGCAACGACTTTGTCGCCTGCAAGCATGTGATGGATGAATTTACGAAGGCCATTTCCGCAGAACAGGCCAGCATGAATCTGGCCGCAGCGGTGCCCATGAACCGTGAGCAGCGCCGGGCACAGAAGAACGGCAAGCACAAAAACAAGCCGCCCATGAGCTACCCGGCGCAGTCTGCATCCCGCAGTGAGGTTTTTGCTCCGCAGCTCACGCCTGCCGCTCAGATGGTGGAGCGTGTGGACAAGGCCACCCGCCGCAAGCAGCTGCTGGCCGAACTGTCGGCTCTGGAAAATGGCTGACCTGCTGACAGCAACTCTGCCGACGGTCTGGCAAGGCAGACGCATCGACCCGGATTTCCGGCACATGGTACGACTGTCCAGCGCCTATGCCCACGGTGAACTTGACGGGGACCACCCGGAAACTGCTCTCGCGATTATGGCACAGTTTTACCGCGAACCGGTGCTGCAGGAGCAGTCCGTCGCCGCCTACAGCAGCATGATCGACTTCTACCGCGCCGGAGAGCAGGCGCTGGGCGGTTCGGATGACGGCCCCAGCGAACCCGCCGCCAGCCCCGCCTTTGACTATCGTTGCGACGCGCCCTACATCGTGGCAGCGTTCCAGCAGGCCTACGGCATCGACCTGACCCGCGAGAAAGTGCACTGGTTCCGTTTCCGGGCACTGTTCGCGGCCCTGCCGGAGGACACCCTCATGGCAAAAATCATGAGCTGGCGCACCATGGATCTGTCCGAATACGAAGGCTCCATGCGTGACCACTACGCCGACCTGCAGGAGCGTTTTGCTCTGCCTGCCGAGCTGAGAGGAGGTGCCGCCCGTGTCGTGTCTGTCGAGGAGCATGACGCCGCCTTCCTGGCACGCTTCCGGCGCTGACCGTGCGCCGGTGCCCTGCCCTTACTGCGGCCGTGCGCTGCCCGTGTGGGCAGAACCGACCGCAAACGCCCACGGCGTTTGGGTCAAATGCAAAAATCCGGCCTGCCGCCGGGAAATTGAGATAAAGTTGTAAGCCTGTGCCCTTGTGCCCGTGCTCCGATTGAGAGGTGGACATAAGTGGCAGCAGATTTCAGTGTTTTGGGCGATACCAAGCTTGACACCAGCGGTTTTACCAGCGGCATATCCAGCATGACGGTGGCTGCCGGCAAACTGATTGCCGACCTGGTCGAAACGGCTGGTAGTCAGCTGGCGAATCTGGCAAAGGATTCGGTCAGCGTCGGCTCTGCCTTTGAGACGTCTCTTGCAAAGGTCAGCACCATTGCAGACACGAGCGCTGTGTCGGTGGATAAGCTGCAGCAGCAAATCCTCAGCACATCCAGCAATATGGGCATTGCTGCCTCTGACATCGCCGAAGCGACTTATCAGGCCATCAGCGCCGGTCAGGATACGGCAAACGCCGTTGCCTTTGCTGGGCAGGCCGCCCAGCTGGCCGCTGCAGGTTTTACCTCCACGACGTCCGCCGTGGATATCCTGACCACCGCCCTGAACGCTTACGGCCTGAGCGCCGATCAGGCCACCCATGTGTCGGACGTCCTGCTGACGACCCAGAATCTGGGCAAAACCAGCGTGGACGAGCTGTCCGCCAGCATGGGCAAGGTCATCCCTCTGGCCGCAGCCTACAACGTCAGCGTGGAGAACCTTTCCAGCGGACTGGCCGTCATGACCGCCAACGGTATTGCCACGGCAGAAGCCACCACCTACACCAAGTCCATGCTCAATGAGCTGGGCGACACGGGCTCCACCGTCGGCAAAATTCTGCAGAAGCAGACCGGCAAGAGCTTTGCCCAGCTGAACGCCGAGGGCAAGAGCCTGGGCGACGTGCTGCAGGTCCTTTACAAGAGCGTTGGCGGCAGCAGCACCGCGTTCGCGGGTTTGTGGTCCAGCGTGGAAGCAGGCACCGGCGCTCTATCGCTGGCATCCGGCGGGGCGGACCATTTCAACGACGTGCTCAGCCAGATGCAGGACAGCGCAGGCGCGACCGAGACCGCCTACGAGACCATGACGGACACCTTCGAGCACAAGGTGGACACCCTGAAGACGGCCGCAGAAAACCTCGGTATCAGCCTGTTTGATTCGCTGGAACCGGCCTTGTCGGAGGCTGCGCAGTGGGGCACCGACATCATCACTCAGCTGACCACAGCCCTGGACGAGGGCGGCCCCGAAGCTATGCTGCAGGCTGCAGGCGAGATCATCTCCGATCTGGCAGCGGGCATTGCTGAGCAGCTGCCCGGGTTGATGCAGTCCGGTGTGGAGATCATTACCCAGCTGACCCAGAGCCTGACCGACGCCATGCCTGCCATGCTGGACACTGCGGGCGAAGTGCTGGGCACGCTGGTGCAGGGCATCATTGACAACCTGCCGGAGCTGATCGTCTGCGCGGCCCGCATCATTGCGCAGCTGGCGGACTACCTCGGCGACCATGCCGACGACATCATGGACAAAGGCTTCGCGTTTGTGGAAAGCCTTATCATCGGCATCACCGCAGCGCTGCCCCAGCTCATCACGTCGGCGGCTGGACTGATCGCCAAATGGGCGGCTGCCATAATCTCGCACCTACCCGAAGCTCTCAAGTGCGGTGCCGCTCTCCTGACCACACTGGTGGACGGCATCATCCGCAGCATCGAAAATCTGGCCGAAGCCGCCCTTGCCTGCATTGCCAAGCTGGTGGGTGTCTGGGATGGCAACATGAACGAGTTCGGCCATATCGGCGAGAACATTGTGCAGGCCATCATCAACGGCATTGCGGGCATGTGGGGAAAGCTCACTTCGTGGCTCTCCGGCCTGATTGCTGACCTTGTCGGCACGGCCAGTGATGCTGCCGTTACTGGCATCACCGAGAGCACCGGGGAAAGCACGGCAAACACCACCACCCGCAAGAGCAACACGACCACGGACGAAGATCGTGCCCGCCGCCAGAAGCGCCACGAGGAACGCATTCGGCAGGCGCAGGAAGAAGCGGCCGCCGCCAAGGCAGCGGCTTCCTCCGTCACCGATTCTGCCGGTAAGGCTGCCGCTGCAGTCGATACCTCCGGCAAAAAGGCTAGCACGTCCACCAAAGCTGCCACCGCATCGGTGGTGAAGTCCCTCTCCGACACGGTCACAACCGTGAAAGACGGTGTCACCCGCACGGTGGAGACCGTGAACGAGACCCTCTCCAACGGGAAGCAGCAGCAAAAACAGACCATCACCGAGACCAGCCGCCAGATGGTGGACGGTGTCCTCAAGGACATCAAGACGATCACCGAGATCGACGAGAAGGGCAAGAAGACCGTCAAGCAGACCATGGAGACCGTCCGGGAGACGGCAAAAACGGTCACCTCGACCTTTGACACGCTGGTGGACGGCGTCAAGACCACCACCCAGACCGTGACCGAGACGCTCACCGACGGCACGGAGACCCAGAAAAAGGTCATCACCGAGACCTACGACGACGTGGTGGACGGGGCCCTCGTGACCATCGAGCGGGTCAAGACCATCGCCGCCGACGGCACCGAACAGACTGCCGAACAGATCAAGAAGTCTGCCGCCGACAGTCTGGACGGCCTGTGGAAAGAGCTGCAGGAAAAAGCCAATGACGGTGTGCTGGGCACCTTTGACGACCTGTACAGCGCCGTCAAAGACAAGGACTGGAAAAGCATCGGCCTGTGGGTGGCAAAAACTATCTACGGCGGCCTGACCGCCGATCAGAAGAAGCAGATCGAGGACTACGCCCTCGGGCTCGTGGGCAAGATCAACGGCGTGCTGGGCCAGTACCAGCAGCAGATCGCCGCCAAGGCGTGGGACATCGGCACCCAGATCTGCAGCGGCCTGACGAACGGCTTTGCCGACGTGTGGCAGCAGGCGTCCCAGCTGGGCAGCACCCTCACCAGCATTTTCACCGGGCTCAAGGGCCCCCTGAGCAACGCGGCCACAGCCATCAGCAAGGGCCTGCAGGGCGGCCTGCTGTCCAGCTTCCCGTCCATCTACGCGGGCGTGGCGGGTATGATCGGCAGCATCGGCGCGGCCTTTGAGGGCATGATGACCGCCATCTCTGCGGCCCTGAACGCAACCGTTTTTGGCATCCCGATGGGCGTCATCGTGGCGGGTGCAGCCGTGGCGCTGGGCATCGCCATCGCGGCCATCGTCAGCAAGCTGGGCGGCTCTAAAAAGAGCTCCGGCGTGTCCGGCGGCGGCAGCGTTTCTGGCGGCAGCGGTGGCTCCGGCGGCATCAGCGGCGATATCGACATCTCTACCGGCACCGGCAGCCTGGAGGACGCCATCAACGCCAACACCAAGGCGCTGACCAAGACCAACGCTGCTCTGGCCGACATGATCCGGCAGGCGGGCAGCCTGGTGCTGTCCGACAATATGCGGCTGGGCAGCACCGTGGCCGCGTCCGGCACCGCGCAGGTGCGTGCTGCTGCCAGCAGCTACCACCGCGAGGGCGACACCACCATCAATCAGTACATCCAGAGCAAGGCCCAGTCTGCGGCTGACCTTGCCCGCGAGACCCGCTGGGAGGCCGACAAGGCCCGCCGCCAGCGCAGAGGATAAGGAGGGGCACCGTGCTTTTTAAGGACCACTTAAAGATCGTCACCGACGCCGGTGCCGTCCTGCATCTGGGCTGGGACTACGACATGCCCTACTTCCTCGACCCGCTCAATGGCACCGACGTAGACCTGCAGACGGCACAGGGCATCAACCAGACCGGCACGACCGTGGAGCGGCAGAGCGTCTCCGGCGTGTCCCGCACGCTGGATGTAACATTCTGGGGCAGCAACAAGCTTGCCAACGCGAACTTCTTCACCCGATGCTTGCCCTACTTCACAAAGGGCACCCTCTACTTCGGTGACCGGTACTTCGCGCGGTTTGTGCTGCAGAAAACACCCTATTTTGCCAGCTACACGCCGGACCCGCGCTGCAGCCTCATGCTTTACACCCCGAAGCCCTACTGGTACGACCTGACCGCCGTCAGCAGCGTGCTGGGCGGCTTCCGGCCAGCGTTTTCGTTCCCCGTCTGCTACGACAGCCACACCTATGGCATCCGGCAGGACGGCACCATGGCAGTGCTGCGAAACGACGGCAGCCTGCCGGTGCCCTTCATGGCCACCCTGAGCTGCACCGTCACACCGGTGGTACACCCGAAGGTGGTAGACCTGCGCACCGGCGCGTACATCGGCTTTGACCTGACCTTGCAGCCTGATGACACACTGGAAATCTACCGCAGCACGTCCGACCGGCTGGCCGTGGCGCTGACCCATGAGGGCATCACCACAAACTGCTTTGCCGCGTTGGACGAGGACAGCACCCTCACTGAGCTGCAGCCCGGCGACAACGTGCTCAGCCTGCAGGCCGAGAGCGGGGCCAGCTATCTGCGGGCATCCGTGAGCTTTTATCCGATGGAGGCGGGCATCCTGCCCGAACCGTTATGAGACTGGACGTGTTAGACGCCGTCACCCTTGCCCGCGTGGGCTGGGTGGATGTGTGGGTGTCCTTCTACTGGGACAGCCCGTATTACTCCGAGGGCGGCTTTACCCTTGAGGTTAGACCGACGACCGAGAACCTGCAGCTCCTGCAGGAAGGCCGCTGGGTCGTCCGCAGCGATGAAACGCCCCGCATCCCCATGCGCATCTGCAGCAGGGCCAACCAGAACGCGGACGCGAACCTCGTGGTGAGCGGCTACCCGGCAACATGGCTGCTGACAAAGCGCGTCTCGGCTGCGGTCATCAAGGAGCAGAATGCCGAACAGGCTATGCGGGCGCTGGTGAGCGCCATGCAGCCGTGGCCGCGTTTGGAGCTGGGCACCGAGTACGGATTTGACACCGTGTTTGAAAAGCAGACCTCCGGCGGCACGGTCTGCGACTACTGCCAGACCATCGGGCAGGCCTGTGATTTGGGCTTCCGCATCGTGCTGGACGGCACCGGCGCGGAAAAGCGCCTGCTGTTCGAGTGCTTCCGCCCCACCTTCGACCCCAACAACCGGTTCAGCCCCAAGTGGGGCAACCTGCTCAACGCCGGGTGGAGCTTTGCGGACACCGACTACGCCAACGTCGCCCTCGTGCAGGGCGCGGGCGAAGGCGACAAGCGCGCCACCGTCTGGGTGGGTGATGTGGACGCCACCGGCGCGGACCGGCGGGAGATGTACATCGACGCCCGGGACATCCAGCCCGACGAGGACAGCGGCGAGACCACCGCCAGCGCATCCTACTTGCAAAAGCTGGCCGACCGGGGCGGCGAAAAGCTGCTGGCCCAGCTGCGCACCGGCAGCATTGAGTTTGACGTGGACGACGATGCTTTGCAGGTGGGCGACGTGCTGAGCGCCAGCCTGCCCCAGCTGGGCTACACCTCCATGGTGCGCGTGGCCGACATCATCACCCAGAGCCAGGACAGCGGCACCACCCGCACCATCCGGCTGGGCACCCCCAGCTGGCACAAAACGTAAAGGAGGACCTATGAGCGACATCATAACTTACCCCGAAAACGGCATCACCTACGACGCCGACGACGCATCGGGCTACCTCGCCACCCGGCAGAGCGGCGTATACAGCGCCGAGGAGGACTTCGCGGTCTCCATCTCGGGCGAGCTGAGCCTGACCGTCAGCGCGGGTCAGGCATGGGTGCGCCCGTCCCGGTTTAAGGGCAGGAGCATCATCATGGAGCAGCCCACCACGCTGACCCTGACCGCTGCTGACCCGGTGCGCACCCGCATCGACCGCGTGGTGCTGCGCTACGACGCAGCGGCCCGGCAGACGCGCCTGCAGGTGCTGGAGGGCACGCCGGACTCGGCCAGCCACACAGCCCCCGCGATCACCCGCACGGCGCTGGTCTACGACCTCTGCCTTGCCGAGATCACCCGCCCTGCAGGCTCCACGGCCATCACCGCCGCGAACCTCACCGACACCCGCGCGGACGAAGACGTCTGCGGCGTCATGCGGGACGGGGCCACTGGCATCCCGACGGAGCAGCTCATCGCCCAGTGGCGGGCGGCGCAGGCTGACCTTGAGACGCAGCTGCGTGCACAGCTGGCAGTCCTCAACGCGGAGATCAAGGACGGCAGCGCGTACAGCAAGACCGAGGCCGACGCCAAATTTGCGCTGACCGCGGACAAAATCAGCACCGCCCTGGGCTATGACCCGGGCGACAAACTCAAGCGATTGGAAAGGATGATGAACATGGACGGCAAGTTAGTTTTTAGCGGTGCAGGCGTCTGCACCGGCCGCACCACCACAATGGCAATCCCCAGCACGGTGGATTACGTCGAGATCGTCTCGGCGATTCCGGCGATGGGACGCAGCAGTGCCGGATGGACAGCCTCATCTGGTTACGGAGTCGCGACGAGCAATGCCATCGGCGCAGCTTCCGACTTCGGTCATGCAAAGGTGGTGCGTGGATGTTCCGCCGCTGTACCCATCACAAGCCTTACCATGATGAACGATGGCAAACTCGATAACTATAATTCCATCGGTGCAAAAATCGAAAGCACAAGCGTGTCGATGGTCTCCGTGGCCTTTGCCTCAGGCGGCACCCTGTCCGTCTCTGGCGGCAGCAGCGGCAGCCAGTTTGTTGTGTACGGCTACCAGTATCTGTGAGGTGAACGCATATGATGACTATTATTGACTGCACCACCCAGCCCGAGCACCGGGTGATCTACGGCATCTGCACCACACCTATCCCGGACGGCTGGGCCGTCATCCCGGAGGGCATGACCCTGCCGGGCGTCCTCGCATACGCGGACATCACGACCGAGGAGCGGGATGGCCTGCCGACCGTGACCGCCATCACCCCGCGCCCGGACCTTGTGGCGCAGGCTGAGGCCGCAGCAGCCGCAGCGCAGGAGGAGGCCCGCAAGCAAGCCGAGCAGATGGCACAGCTGCCGGACCGCGTGGCCGCGCTGGAGACCGCGAACAACGATATCATCTTAATGATGGCTGATTTGATTGGAGGGACTACCGAATGAAAACTCTGAACGCACTCAAGCTCCGCATTATGGTTCGGGCATTCCGCATCCGGCTGACTGCTGGTGAAGCCTTTGAGGACATCGCGGCCGACTATCCGGCGCTGACCACGGACGACCTCGAAGCCATCAAGGC